GCGTTAGCAAGGTTCGTATTCGCATCAGTCAACGAAGCAAGCGACTTCTCCTCAGACTTGCTCGCCTTATTCAACCTGTCCTGCAAACGCCCAGACGCTTCAAGGCTCTTATTGTATTCAGCTTTTTTCTCATTGACCGTTTTCAAAGTTTTAGTAAGTTTGCCCAACCCTTGATCGCCAGCCAACTCCTCAACCGAACCCTTGAAGCCAGTTTGCTGATTGATTGCATCACGGATGCTGAGTTTGTAGTTGTTGATTGGAACAGCGATTGCGTCAAACTTTTTCCCTACCTCATCAACATTGATGTAGTCCTTGGTCGCTTTGTAGAAGTCTTTCGCTGCGCCTACGAAGTCACGGCTGAGAAGTTTGAAGTTTGCGCTAGTGATGTAATAGGCCTTGGCTATCACGTTTATAGCGGTTGCTGCTGCAACAGCAACAGCTTTGAATACTCCTGCTACGCCTGTCCCAGCTTTGCCTGATTCGAATAGGAGTTGCTGGAAACCAGCGACCAAACCTTTTTCACCGATGACTGTTGTTACACGTTGAATCGCTGGGGCAACATTCTTAACTAAGAAGTCTGTGAACTTTTGTAGATATGGCAGAAGGGCTGCACCAATGGTTTCTAGAATCTCACCGAATTGACCAGACAAAATCTTTAATTGTCCGCTGAAGGTTCCTGCAGCGGTTTCCGCAGCACCGCCGAACTGGTCGTTCAATAGACCAATAACTTTGTCAAAGTCTTTGGACTTCTTGATGTTGTCGTCGAGTGGGATACCTAAACGAGATAATGCTGTGAACTGTCCCTGGCTGGCCTTAGCCAACGCCAATGTGACCGACGCAAGGTCTTTACCTGTCGCAGCAGAAATATCTTGAGCGGTATTGAGTAGGTCTTGAGATTGAGTCAGGTCACCAGTTGACCGAACTAGTAAGCCCAGCGAAGTTCTAAGCTCCACGTCAGACGTTCCGGTGCGGAGTTGTGTAACCGAAATGTACCGTTCAGCTGAAGCGGTCAACGCTTCATTGGCTCCAAAGGTTTTCTCCAGCTGACGTTGCAACTCTGCCTGCGAAGCCTGGTCTTCCATCGCAGCCTTAACCGATTTAGTCAACCCAACAGCGATAGCACCGAATGCTGCGGTAGCCCCAACCGCCAAAGCACCAAACAAAGGTGAGGTCTTAGAAACCTGACTGCCGAAACCCTTGATGTCACCGGATAGAAGTTTCAGCCCTGCTTTGGCTGCAGCGGTATCAGAAATAAACTTAACAACGAACGTCCGCTCACCAGCCATGCGACGATTCTACTCAATAACAGACAACCCATTCAGTAAAGCGTTGAACTCATCCAACATCGCAGAATACAAAGCCTTCCCCGACAGACCATCCCAACGAGAAATATCTACAGGCTCATTCCACCAAGCCTCAGACAACACCTCTGCACCAGCACGACGCTGACGAGGTTGACGCACCTGCTTCGAGCGAGGCGACACAGGATTGATGACAGGTTCAACATCCAACCTCAACGATGAATCAAGCAACTCGCCATGACCCTCATGGAACTCAAACGGCTGATCTGGTGCGTGTTGAGGGAGATAGAAAATACGTGCAGGGTCTTTAGTCTGAGGGTCACCAACCAAACCAATACGGTCATGTAACTCAACCCACACCACACGCCACAACGAAGCAGGCACCTTCTCCGCTAACGGCAAAACCAGGTGATAGTGAGGGTCATCCAAACGATGCGAATAGGTGGAATAGGCGAACCATTCCAACCCGTCAAGACGTGCATGGTCAAACGCTTCACCGTCCATGTCCACAACCAACGCCTCAACAAACCTGACATTACGGTTGCCTCTAGTAGTACCCAAGTCATACTCAACCGGTGACCACAACGCCCCAGCCTGCTTGACTGCGTTCTCCTCATGGAACGACAACAGCTCTTTCAACTGCACCCAAGACGAAGCCAACGGCTTCGGATAAATCGACTTCACATTCCTAAACAGAACTGCCATAACCCCTCCTTCTAGAAGGGTACAGGAAACTCAGCCGAAGTCAAGAATCTTTTAGGGTATTCAAAACCTTCTGAATAGCGTCTAGATATTGCTTGGCGATGTTCTCTTTTTCCTTACGGACAGTAGGCCAAAAGAAATACGCCGAACGCCCACGATGGCGCAAGAACTGTTTAGTCCTAGGTCTAGCCTGACCACCGAACTCAGCACCAAAGAACACGTCACCCCTGGTGACCTTCCGCTTCCGTTTGCGGTTTGGGTTGGATGCGGAAACAAAACCTGATTTTGAATCTAACTTCACCGTAGGAATACGGTCGCTCCTAGCCCGCATACCCTTCATCACCTCAGTAGCCTGACGGTTACGGGTTACAGTCCCAGCCTCAACCTTTGCTTTATCCACTAACAACTGTGCGACTACCTGAGCAGATTTACGCATCTCAACATCAAAGCGTTTATCAGCCTTTGAAGCATCACGCAGAAACTCAAAGATACCTTGTATCTGAATCGCATCATTACCACCAGTAATAGTGGCCTGACCTGCTCTACCGAAAACCGCCATACAGCAAGACTACTTGTTCAGATGAATTGCTCTCCAACGCAAATATGCAAACATCGTGAACAACATTCGAGGGTCTTCTGCCAGCAACACCGAAGGAGCGATACCTGTCTCAACGGACAGGTACGCAATCATCCAATGGGCTGACTGGTCTCCAAAGGGACGATCACAGCGTTAGCTTGGTTGCCCAACTCCAAAGTCTCAACATCGTTAATCCAAGAATCAAAATCTAAACCAGTCTTCTTCTGACGATGTTCTGAATGCCATGCGATATATGCAAGGTCAGTCAAAGTTAGTTCGGCTTCAAACTTGGCGACGCTCTTGTTGAACTTTTTTTCAAAAGCAATAAAGTCTGGGAATGTTGCCATGATGGTTCGCTTGGACTGATCCAAAGCAGAAGTCATCTCTAGTGCTATCTTCATTTTCTACCTCCGCAGGTAAGGGTTGTTAAAGAAAAGTTATGCGCCAGAACCGGTCTTAGTTACAGCACCATCAACAGGATAAGTCACAGAGGCGGTAGCGAGGTCGCCTATGGCACCTTGGATTGGCTGCCAAGTTAGGGGCAGAACTGAAAACGCATACTGCGGATTGCTAGAAGAAGCAGCACCAGTACCGTTTGGCTTGACTGTCATTGGTACAGCAGTACCAGCGTTCCAAGCATCGTAGAACAACTTCTCAATCGTTGGGTAATCCTGATGCAGTTCAAGTGTGACTGAGTTGTCTGCAAGACCTGCGATACGGGTGACCGCACCAGACGAGCCGAAACTAGTTGTTGCTACTTCAGCTTTTGACAGGTTTAGTGTTACTGATGCTACGTAACTAGTTATGTCTTGGTTAGCTGTGCCGAAGGTGACCGCTACGTTAGTGAGAACTTGCTTTGCCATATTGGATACTCCTGCCTTCCGGCACTCGAAGATTTACTACTGAAACTCTACACGCTCGCAGGATTGCGTATCAACTAAGCGTACACCACCACACGGAAGTCAACCATCAGATAAGTCGCATCGTTGCCATCCATCGTGGAGATATTGGAGGCAGACTCAACCAGTAAGTTCTGCACCACCCCACCCAACGAGCGATCCGCTTCCAACGCTGCACGAACCGAAGTCGTACCCTCATAGGACAAGTACCCGTCCAAAGCGGTCTGAGCTGTGCGCTCCGCAGACCTACCCACAACCACAGACACCACGAAGATATGGGTCACCAACCCACCACGCATCGCCCCGTTGTAGGTGATTGAATCCAACATAGGCCAAGCAAACGGAGCGTTCAGGTTGTCTGGTTGCTGGGCGTAAGCCCTCAAACCTGGGATCGTGGCTAAGGCGTTAGCGATACCAGTCTTGATGTCGGTGACTGAGTAGCTCATGCAAAAATCCGCATACGACGATACGGTTCAACCAGCTGAGCCATATCAGGGTCAAGGTATCGAGATACACGAATTTGCCCAAGATCGCCAAATCCGACTACACCCAATGGGCTGTCGTAACGCTTGAAGATTCTTGAGGCTTGAATGATCGTTGCCTGTGTTACTGGCTCCGGCACAGAAGGCCAACCGAAGATTGCGGTGACTTGAACCAAAGCCTGCTCGCCATAGTTCGCATTGACTGTAGGGAACAGGTAATCGCCAACAGCACGAATCTTGTCATAAGCCCAAGTCAACCCGTCAAGGTTTCCGTTCAACGGTTCAAGCTGATAATCGGAACGACTCCATGTCAAGTCAAAAGTTCCGTCAGCCTGAGTGGAACTTTTCAACGTCAACGCTGTACCAGCAATATCGTCAATGGAACAGTAGAACGAATCTTCTGCTTGGAAGATTCTTGCCTCTGCTGTTCCTGACTGCCAGAAGCGACGGTTGCAATAACCATCAATTAAACGTGACGCTGCACCAACACAGTTATCAATCAAGTCGTCATCAAAGGTGTCAGCCGTTCCAATGCGGAGAGCTGCCTTCACTTGGTTTCTGGTTGCGTAGCCATTAGTGATCGTCATGGTGTCCCGATTCTAGTTGATTGACGCAGCACCACGATACGGCACACCCTCAAGCGAATAGTTCACGAACGGATTCAACGAATACACCTGACATGAGTACACATCCCACAACCGTTGCTTCATCGCTCGAAGGTGCATCTCATACAAAGCCCAATGCGAATCACCTGGCACATAACCATCAACCCTGTCACGCCCACCCAGCGAACCACAGTCAGCCCCAACAAGCACAATGAACTTCGCCCCCATGTGCGCTGCTAAGTGCATCGCCCCATGAATGCTCGAAGACCCGATAGTCAACTGCCCTGACAATACAGGCCAATCCTTATCGTGCGGATCAAACGATGTCCCAGGTCTACCAGTACGAGTACCGAACGTGGTCAGATTCCCAGCACACCCAGCAAACACCCCATCAGTACCATGCTCACGCTCAGGAGTGAACGCCCCAATACAATCCTCCAGCTTCGCCTCATGCTGAGCGTCTTCGTGGTAATGGCTGAAACAGTAGTAACCCTTCAACCCAAATACTGAGCCAACGAAGTTGACTGCGATAGTTACCTTGTCGTCAAAGAAGTCTGGTGACAGATAGTCAAGTGTCGCACCTGAGCCGAGAACATAGATGGTCTCGCCTTCATGGAGATTCTCGTAGTCGTCCATCGGGTCGTATTCTCTTAGTCCCATCCGAGTTCCCTTCGTCGTGTTAAGTCCCAATGACCGGCATCGGGTAGACCTGACTGCCATCGCATCGCATGAAGCGCAGCATTGGATGAGAAGCTCTTACCGTTGCGTTCCTGTAACTCTGGTGCAGAGTTAATCGTAGATGAGTTGTCGTGGCTTATTCGAGCGTCAGAAGTCCAGAAGGGGATATTGACTCGCTTTGCCCGTTCCTCAAAATCGTTGTCCTCAAAATAGGCGGGAACATAACATTCCGAAAACAACCCAACCTTGGCAACCACCTCAGACCCAATCCACGCACAACACCAACCAGGTGTCGCCTCAGTCAATGTCACAGAATCAGGCTGGCAATCCTTGTAGAAAACTTCCAACTGTCCAGGCTCAAAGTATGCGTCAGAGTTGAGGATGATCCAGCCGTCAGCGTGAGGAGTTGCTTTGATACCGAGGTTCCATGATGGGGCGACACCAAGGTTCGTGGGCATAGACCAGACGTGATACTTCTTGACATGGCGACGGTCAATCACCCAAGGCCAATCATGCAACGTGGACTGCCCACCGTTGTCGATGACGATGAGTGTCTCCACCGGATAGTCGATGGATTGTAAGCAACGGTCTAGTAGGTCATACCTGTTCAGGACGGGGACGATGATGACTGGCACCATTCCGACAACTCCTTCATGATTGGCTTCCAGTAAGCATCAAAAACCTTGTCAGCCCGATACTGGTCAGCAAAGGCAACAGCCTCGTCTGACACGCCTCTAGGAGCCTCGTAGGCCTCAATCAGGGCATCCACGATGGACGGCACCTGCGGGGTGCAGAACCAAGACTTCTGATGGCTATCCCAAAACGGTTGAATTGCAACAGCTGATCCAACGCCAACCAACTCAGGTTGAGCGGTGTAGTCAGAAACGATGACACGTGTACCGCAGCCTTGCGCCTCGATGACAGGGATTCCGAAACCCTCTCCCATACTGCAAGCCAGTAATACATCCGAAGCCGTGTACAGCGCAGCCAACGCTTGCTGAGGGAAACCAGTCCGATACGCATACGGGTCAACAATCTTGTACTGCTCAGGCTTCACACCACACGCCTCCAGCAGATGAACAAGATTGATACCACCCATCGCACCATCACGCTCCGTGTGCAGATACAGCAAAGCATCAGGACGGTCTTGAGCGAAGATAGCGAACGCCAGAATGTTCTCACCAAAAGATTTGCGTGAAGGGTTCTGACCTTTGTTCGCAGCGTTCATCATCACAACAAACCTGTCCTCATCAACTTCCATGAGCTGTCTGCCAGTGAACTCACCACGACCATTACTCAACTTCTGTGTAGGAACAAAGACATCCTCAAACGCATGAGGCGCATACATCGCATCCACACCCGCATTCTGCAACATGTCCAAACCAAACTTAGACATCGCAATCGGTTTCACATTCTTACGCTTACACCAATCAATCACAGCAGGCGGGCAAGGCGCATGATCGATAGGAACCCACGAAGCGATATTCGGAACCTGATCCAACGATGGTGACTTCAACACCCACACATCAAACAACGTCATCAAC